AAAAAGAACAGAAGGTGTATTAGTAGACGTAACACCAGCGGAAGGTGCTTATGATTCTGTAGTAATTCATTCCATGCATCCAAAACAATCATTCATAGACATACTAGATGACATGGTTGACGAATCTGCAGCAGTTCCATACACAGACGAGCTTTCCGAAAATAAAAAATAGTCATGAGGATAGGTAAATGAGTCAACTACCTGTTTTTTCATACAAACAATACCTAGATGATATGTTGCGTCTAAAAGACCATGGTACTGTGGATGTGGATGCACAAATAGAAAGACCAATCAGTGCAGGTTCAAGAGGATTAAAAAGAACTAAAGATTTTATAAAAGATCCTGTACATCTAATGGGTGAAGATGTAGACAGTCCAAGACCTTCTCCAACAAATCCTAATCCAAAAATGGAGAGCGAACTATTAGATAACCCCACACCTACTATACAAGACATTGCAAAAAAATTTAACAAATCTACAAAATATATATTAGATCAATTACGAGCTGGTATAAGAGTGGAACGAGAACATACTAATCAGTTTGAAGTAGCTATAGAGATTGCATTAGACCACCTAAATGAAAGACCGGACTACTACGAAGTTCTAAAATCAGCAGAGAAGAAAAAAATTACCAAAAATGAAGCAATAAAGACTGTTTTAGAAGGCATCGGTTATTCCAAAACATCAGGCGAGTTGATCTTACCAGAAGCAATTCAAGGCAATTTAAAAACATGGTTTGAATCTAATTGGGCAAAGTACAAAGGAATAAAGAACAAGTAATTTTGTTCTATCTAGTATATCTAATATATAATATTTGAATGACTTCTAAACTGTTTGATCTAGATATTATAAATCCTCGAGGCTGGGGAGAACATGGACAACATAGCGATCCTTGTGAGCACGGGCACCAAATTACAAAAAATGATATTGAAAAATTAAAAAAACATTACGGATTAGAAATATCAGATCTTACCATTAACGGTAACCAGTACAAACTTATTTCATTATTGCACAAAGATGCTACAGACACGTTAGTGTCTATACTTGGGGGAGATGGCAAATATTATGTTATAGATTCTAACAATATGCCAACAGGATTAATAATGCCTTTTTTTGAATATTGCAAAACAAATAAATTAAATTTGGTTATTATCGATCCGGATACTGCTCTAGAGCATGCATGGCAATATTGGATAAGTTTTTTACACCGATCTAAAACTAAAAAAGTAGTTTCAAAAATTTTAATACAATCAAAAAAACATCCGGTTTCTCAAATTTTAAAGAATAGTAAATCCATTACAAAAAGCACTAGAGATAAGGCAATAGAAAAGTTATGTGCAGATAAAAATCTATTAATAAGATATATTAAAGATCCTCAAAAATTAACAGAGACGTTATCCTCTCTTGGTATTGCATTTGAAAAAATCTTGTTAAACGTGCATATTTTTATAAAAGATTTTAAAAATATATTAGAATATATAAAAAATGTAACTAATACAGAGTTATGGTTGATGGGACATTGTTCCGGTGCAGTTATGATATCGATCATACATGACAGTAATCAATACAATCATCTTTATAAAGGTATGATATTCTTAAGTCCTTGGTGGAAGAAAGATTGGAGAGAAAGAGGACTGGAAGAAATGAATTATTTTTCTACTAAAGTAACCAAACCGTTGCTCGTTGTGCAACACTCAGAAGATCCCTGCGTGGGCACACATCCTGACATATGTAAGAAAATTCTTAGCAATATTGATAGTCCGTCGACGAAATACGTAGAATTAGATGGAGGCATAGATCAAGGATGTCCTCATTTTTCTTTAGGATATCATGGTTTTAGAGATATCGAAGAAAAAGTTATCGATGAAATTAATAGGTTTATTCAAGATCATGGTAAAATATAAATCAATTGATTTAAAACAAAAAAAATAATATAATACATATAAAAAGGAGATAAAATGTCAGGAAAAAACTTTAACGAAGCAGAAAAAACCAAACTAATACAACTGATCAAAGAAGGATCACAGGTATTGGGAGAAGTGGATGATCTCAAAGCAGGACTACGAGACACAGTAAAAGCATTGGCTGAAGAACTAGAACTTAAACCAGCTATGTTGAACAAGGCCATAACGATTGCTCATAAAGACAATTATAAATCTGTGGCAGATGATATGGATTTATTAGATTCAATATTGGCAGCAGCAGGCAAAATCTAGTGTATGGTATCATAAGACAATTTTGGATCAACAGTTATCGAACAGATCATGTGGCATTTTATTATGAATTGATCTCGTTGATATTCACTGTACTTGGTTCTTTAATTCTAACATTCACCAGTCCACATCCACAAATGAATTTGGTTTTTCCTGTTTATTTGATAGGATCTAGCACAATGGCCTATTCTGCTTATCGACGAAGAAATCTATGGATAACTGTTTTGGCTGTTTGGTTCACTATAATGAACTGCATCGGCAACTATCTAGTATTTTTTAAATGAGTTACATAGACGCATATTACAAAAGAGATGATGACAAAGTATTTGTCGTGGAGCGTGATGCCAATGGCCAAAGACGTTTTGTAGAATATGATGCGAGATATCTATTCTATTATCCAGATGCTCGAGGCAAACACAGAAGCATACATGGAGAAACCCTACAGAAAGTTTCTTGTAGCACATTCAAAGAGTTTATAAAAGAACAAAAAATAAGAAGCAATAAAAAATTATATGAGCAGGATATCAATCCTGTGTTTCGTTGTCTTGAAGAAAACTACTTGGGCAAAGATGCCCCCAAACTTAATGTGGTGTTCTTTGATATTGAAGTGGACTTTGATCCACAGAGAGGATATTCCACAACAGATGATCCTTTCATGCCCATCACAGCCATAACCTGTTATCTCAACTGGACAGATCAGCTGGTAACTTTTGCCATACCGCCCAAAGGATTGAGCATGGCAGATGCCAAACTGCAAGTGGAAAGATTCAGCAATGTGATGTTGTTTGAAAAAGAAAAAGATATGTTGGATGCTTTCTTAACTCTGATAGATGAGGGTGATGTCATCAGCGGTTGGAACTCAGAGGGATACGATATACCTTACGTGGTAGGAAGAATACAGAAAGTATTGAGTTCAGATGATACTCGTAGATTATGTTTTTGGGGAGAAAAACCCAAGAAAAGAACATTTGAAAAATATGGCAGAGAACAGATCAGTTATGATTTAATTGGCAGAGTACATCTAGATTTATTAGAATTATATAGAAAATATACCTATGAAGAACGCCATAGTTATCGTTTAGATGCCATCGGTGAATGGGAATTAGATGAAAAGAAAACTGTGTATGAAGGATCGTTAGATCAATTGTACAACAATGACTTTGGAATGTTTATAGAATACAACAGACAAGACTGTAATCTGTTGGCAAAATTAGAAAAGAAATTAAAATTTATTGAGTTAGCCAATGAGATTTCACATCAGAACACGGTGTTACTACGAACTACAATGGGAGCAGTGGCAGTCACAGAACAAGCCATTATCAATGAAGCACATCGTCGAGGCATGATCGTGCCAGGCAGAGTGAGAAGAGATGAAAATGCACCAGTGGAATCAGCAGCAGGAGCATATGTGGCATATCCCAAAAAAGGCATACACGACTGGATAGGATCTGTGGACATAAATTCACTGTATCCAGCTGTGATTCGAGCTCTAAACATGGGACCAGAAACTATTATAGGACAGATACGTCCAGTGATCACATCAGCAGAAATAAACAGAGCCAAGCATCAAGGCAACTCGTTTGCCACAGCATGGGAAGGACAGTTTGGTTGCTGGGAATATCAAGCAGTGATGAAGCAGGATAAAGGCACAGAATTAATCATTGATTGGGAAGATGGCAGCAGTGTAAGAATGAGTGCAGCACAACTGTATGATCTTGTGTTTGATGGCAATAGACAGTGGATGATCAGTGCCAATGGTACTATATTCACATATGAATTTGAAGGTGTAATACCAGGATTATTAAAAAGATGGTATGCTGAGAGAAAAGACATGCAGAAAAGAATGAGCGAGTGTGGAGACAATGCTATTGAACGAGAATTTTGGGATAAGAGACAATTGGTTAAGAAAATTAATCTAAACTCCCTGTATGGTGCAATTTTAAATCCAGGCTGTCGTTTCTTTGACATGCGTATTGGACAATCAGTAACACTAACCGGCAGATGTATCACACAACACATGGCTGCCAAGACCAATGAAATTATTGCAGGCAAATATGACCATGTGGGCGAGAGTGTGATATATGGAGACACAGACTCTGTGTATTTTTCTGCCTATGCCACATTGAAAAAAGAAATAGATTCAGGTCAGATACCATGGGCCAAAGAAAACATTATCGCTCTCTATGACAAGATAGCCGAAGAAGTTAATGGTACATTCACTGCTTTTATGACTCGAGCATTTCATTGTCCAAAAACACGAGGAGATGTAATACGAGCAGGTCGAGAATTAGTAGCGTCCAAAGGATTGTTTATAACTAAAAAAAGATATGCATTGCTGTATTTTGATAAAGAGAACGAGCGGGTGGACACAGCAGGCAAAGAGGGTAAAGTGAAAGCTATGGGATTAGATCTTAAACGTTCGGATACTCCGGTATTTGTGCAGGACTTTTTAAGTGAGGTATTGTATCTAGTCTTAGTGGGTAAAACTGAAACTGAAGTGCTAGATAAAATCAAACAATTTCGAGCAGAGTTTAAATCTAGGCCAGGTTGGGAAAAAGGTTCTCCCAAACGTGCCAATAACGTTACACAATATCATGAAGAAGAGAAGAAAAAAGGCAAGGCCAACATGCCAGGACATGTTAGAGCCAGCATCAATTGGAATAGATGCAGAGAGATGTACAACGACAAGTATAGTATGCCCATTTTAGATGGTGCTAAAGTGATTGTGTGTAAATTAAAAAATAATCCTATAGGCTATACTTCTATTGCATATCCTGTGGATGAGCAGCGATTGCCAGAATGGTTCAAAGAGTTACCATTTGACAGTGATGGTATGGAAGAAAGTGTGCTGGATGGCAAGATTGAAAACTTAATAGGTGTGCTGGAATGGGACGTAAGATCCACAGAGAGTTCTAATACATTCAATAAATTATTCAAATTAGCATAATATGTTGAGCATTGAGGAAATTAAATTATTAATAGAGAAATTAGAAAAAGTCAAAGCTAACGACTTTCAAAAATTAATAGATGATAATCTTAAAATACTCAAAGATTTAGCTGTAGCAGTAGATATCAATAATCAAGATCAAATAGATCGATTAGATAAAACTAAAGATTGGTATAGTAAAGATATTGAATGGAGACACGAAAGGAAAGAAGGATTGCATGATAAACTGTTATTTGATAAAATAGAAAGTAAAATTGGACAATTTTCTAAAATGGGTGCTAGTTCTGCTTTGTACAACAGTTTAGAGATAGGACCAGGATACGGAAAATTTAGTAAATTATTTTTAGCATGGAGGTTAAATTTTTATGTGGATATACTACCCCATTGTCATAGCAAAATTAAAAAATTGTTCAATCCTCAACAACACAAATATATCAAATTTTATACCACAGATAGAACTGCATGTCCTGAAATACCAGATAATGCTGTAAATTTTGTTTTCAGTTGGGACACATTTACATTTTTTACACAAGAACACATACGAGAATATCTACAAGACATATACAGAGTTGTATTACCGGGTGGTTATGTATTCATACACTATGCCAATTGTGAGTATGATCGTGATCTACATGAATCAAAAAGAGGTTATTGGAATTACAATACCAAATCTGCTATGGAGAAAATCATCAAAGAAACTGGCTACAATG